TTTCTTCCTGTGTCTACATTAAAGGCTCTACCAACCATTTTCTTTTGTTGTGCCTCTTTTCTTCCTGTGTGCCCAACAAATATAGTATTACCAATTTGCACTACATCTGCACTGGGTAAACTTGTTTCTTTGGCTAATGCTATTAAAACAGCTTGTAAAGGAAGGTTATTTTGTTCTTTTAACTCATCTGCAGCCATAGTTATTACACTAGGTATATCTAACAATTTTTGATTACTATCAACAACTGGCATCAACTGACCTCCAGTATACTTGCAACTACATGTAATCTATTTGCAGTTGCAGCTGTAACTTTTAATATTTCTCCTGTTTGTAGAACTAAAGGTGCAGTTAATAACTCTAATGTAGCATTTGCAGATATAGCTTTAGTCTTAAATAAACTAAATGTAGAAGGCGAAGATTCTGCATCAGTTATAGTTACAGTTATAGTATCCGCATTACCTGAATCTTCAGATACTAATATAGATTTTACAATACTAACAGTAAGTGCAGGAGCAGTATAAAGTGTAGTAACACTCGTACTTGTAAGGTCTTTTTTTGCATTTGTATATACATTAGGCATTAGCTTAAAAACCACCCTGTTGCTTCAGCTTTTTCTGCTATAGCTGCATTTCTTATAGCTGTATCTATTTGATTAAAATATAAACGTAAAATATTATTAAATAATTCGGCTGCTTGTTGGTCATATTCTACGGGAGGATAAGGGAGTGCTGGAGCACGAAAACCTACATCATATCTTGTATTATCTATAGCCATTAACGCCTCCCATCAGGTCGTATGTCAAGCCTAGGTGTACCTAACTGCCATGCAACTCCTGTTGCAGAAGACTCAAATTTTAATGATAACTGCCTACCTCGAACTCTTATATTTATTAAATCTGTATAAACTTCAACAGGAGATGTTGCTGTACGAGTAACAGTTGCATTACTAGAACCTCCTTCTGAAGCAGGTGAATTATATCCAGAACCAGAATTAGCTAACGCATTTAAAGTTAAAGTTCCAACTGGATTATCTGCTGTAGAACCATCAAAAGATGTGTCTGGAATTACACGATTTACCAATGAAAACCTATCTCCATCCCCTATATCAAATTCAGAGGACACAACATAAGATGTTATTGCAGCTGCACTAGAACCTATATTATCATCTATACCTTCTTCATGGTCTACAAGATTATAACTATAAGTTGCTGCTAACGGCTTATCACGTAATCCAGAATCAAGCCACGCTGTACGAGCTAAAGTTCCATAATACCATATTTTTTCAAGATAATTATATATTACGTATTTATCTATTGTAGTAGACCCACTTGAACAATAAAACCACCATATTTCATGGAAAGCTTCATTTGTACCTGCAAGGACTTGTGCATATTGATTAGTATCAAAATCATTAAATATATATTTTCGTACATCACACTTTAAGGGTTGTGTACGACCATCATACATATAAAACTTATCTTTACCCATCCAATAGGCTACACCATTAGCATATGCTACAGAATTTTGAGAAGATATAGATATGTTTTCTCCAACAAGTGTTGCCGCCCACACAGCAGGTGCACCAACATACTGCAGGGAATATAAAGAAGAATCTGTCCATACAAGAACCTCTTGTCTAGCTTGTGATGCAGCTACTATTTTAGTGCCTCTAGATAATCGCAAACTACCTGCTTGATTTGTAGCTGAAGGAGTCCAATTAGTAGCATCTTCTTGGTCAGACCATCTAAGTAATGTAGGGTCTAACGTAGAACTACCAATAGCATTAGTACCAAATACAAAAACAAATCGATTAATATCAGATACAAGTATAAGATTTTGTATTGTTGGTACATCTGAAGCCCCACTAAGACTAGATAACAACACACCACGAGTCCCTACACCATTAGTAGCATCCCAATAATATATTGCACCTCCATCAGGACCAAAAATTAAATCTTCTCCAAAATTAGATTGTGTCCAAAAACGTACTGGTGCAGTAGAAGATTCACCTACACCCCAAGTACCTGCTCCCCATGTAGCACCACCCCAACCTTCTACTATAGTAGCAAAAGCATTTCCTGAAGTAATTTGGTAGGCTGCTGATACACTACCCCCACCTGTTGCACTTGAAGAAGCAGTAGAAGAAGCGGTTATGGTATATGTATTTGCAGCGGATATGGCTGTTAAACTTATTTGGTATTCACCATCAATAGTAATTCCCCCTGCGGCACTAGCGTTACTAAATGTAACGTAATCTCCATCAGAATAGCCTCCATTTGCGTCAGTAACTGTAACAGTTGTAGACCCAGATGTAGTAGTAAAAGGGTCAGTTAAAGACACAGTAGCACGTAATGGTGTAATATCATTGTATTTACCTACATTTTCTATATAAAATTTTAAATGTGTGCCTGCACCAATAAGATTTTGTCCACCTAAAGTTACCCAGTTATGTAAAGAACGACACACTCCTGAAAAAGTAGATGAAGATATACGAGTCCAACCTCCTATTTTTTCAGGTGTACCCTGTCTAAACCTTATTTTATCTCCATCATAATAGCCACCTTCATTAGTATAACGAGTCCCTTCACGATTAATTCCAGGTCTTAATTTTACCGCTTGTATAGGCATTAAACGTTCCTCATTCTTTCAACTAACCTTTTAGCACGATTAGGCACTTGTTCATACCATTTAGAATCAACCATTTCATCTGCAGCTTTTTTCCAATTTTTAGCATCAACTTGAGCTTTCATACCTTTAAATTTAGATAGTCTTGGTCTTCCCATATTAAACATCATATTTGCAATAATTCTTTTAACTTCTTCTGGTAAATCAGCAAAATCTGGATATAAAACTGTACATTCATCTATAGTTTTTTCCATATCTTTATTAAACAATTCAAATACTCGTATTTCTGGTACTTCTTCACCAACTTCTTGGTTAAATTCTGGTTCTCCTGCAACACATAAATGCCCAATTCCACACGTTTTCAGACCGAGGTGGTCTAAATAAATTTCGTATTTAATACCTTCATCTAATTTTAATTCTTCTCTTAATGCAGCTATATTCATCTTTTATGGTCTTTCTTTATGTTTTCTACATGTTTCATATAAAAATAATTACCTATTTTATTAAAAAATTTAGATATAAATAGATAAAATCTTATCATTTAGTTAAACCCTTTTGCTTTTCATATGTCCTAAGTCCCCCGATTCCGAGCATTCCGCCAAGAACCGTTAAAAGTGTACCCATGTCAAATTCTGGTAGCTCTGGTAATTCTACACCACCAATGGCACAACCAAATATAATTAAATCTTTTAAGATAAAATGGTATAGAAAAGCAATCGAACATGTCCAGCCAACTGCTGGTCTCCAGCCGCCCTTAAATAGTGAGCCACTGGCGGCTTCTGCTTTGTTAATTTCTAATTGGGCAAGTAAAGCTTCTTGGGCGTGTTTTTCAGACATGGTGGCTATTTCGTGAGCCAACTTTGCTTTTTGGTCTTTATCTTCTATAAATTTGTCAAGTAACCCTGTTACTGGACCTATCAACGCTTGGAGCATGTGCATCCCTTTCTTTTTGTTTTTTATTCATTATAATCTTTTTATCGTTTGTAGTTAATCTTTTCTTTATAAAAGACATAATACTATTTTTACGTGTTTTAGACACATATTTTTTATTTGGTATATAATTCAATAGTACTCCTAATATAATCTCATACTTTCATTTACAGTAACTAATTTACAGAAACAATCATAGTTTTTTTCATCTTCACCAATTTTAATGCTCTGGTTATCTAGGTATTTTTTAAAATAATCACAAGTGGTTACATTGCCGAAATGAAGCGTTCCCGCAGGAGTTCCTGCTAAATAACACATGAGGAGAAAGGCTGGCTTCATTTTCCGTTCCTATTCATAAAAGCTGAAGCACCCATGTAAGCACCAACAATTCCAGCACCACTAATATAGAAAAGATTACTAATATCTGCAAGAGCCTTGACCCTTTCAATATCAACCACAAACATCGCAGCAGTAAATACACCCATAGCAACCAAACTGGCAGTCGCCATACGTCTTTGGGCTCTTTGTTTACGTAAATCATGTTCGAGCTTTTTAATTTCAGTAACGTGGGCTAGTTCTTCGTCTGAAACTATCCCGTCACCATCCTCATCATATTCTTCATAAACAGACTCCTTTTGTAATTTTTTCTGGGTCATTTTAACATCTCATTTAAACCAAATACTTCTAATATCATAAAAGTAAAAAATAATAATAATACTCCACCTGCAATTAATTTTCCACTAAAATTAGATGAAGCAATCCTTGTTGCAATAAATTCATTCCCTAAAATGCGTAGCACAATTTCAAACGAATGTTCGTTTACATTTATTGATACGGGTTTTTTCTTGTCTTCTGTCATTTTTTCATCTGTTGTCTTAAACTATCTAATACATCATCTATACTTGGTTCTGGCGAGTTCGGATTATGCAAACACTTAAATTGACGAGGGCATCCCACAAAAGTATCTGTAAATTCCAATTCATAAGTCTTATTTGCTCCTTCATATATACACGCCATTCTGCCTTTATAGGTTTTTTGTGTCTTTAATCTACAAGTTACATAAACTTTTTTGTCTTTTTTTCTAATTTGTTTTTGTTGCCATGACCATTTTGGTTGTCCTTTGTATTTATACTCTTTTCCACTTGAATTAAGTGGGGTTGAATATAAGATAAATAAAAATGCGATAACATAACTACCAACCATATTTATTTTTTAACAGCATTAATATAAACACAATAAAACCAACAACAGTTACACATAATATTATTATACCTATAACACTAATAATTTGTTCTTTTAATTGCTGTCTTTCATAAATCATTTTTTGCCTGTCTTTTCTAATTTTACCTTCCATAGCCAATAATTCATTATAGGAATTAGGTCCAAAAGTCATATTTAGAAACACTTTTAATTCTTGTCTTTGTTGTTCTAGCTTTTTCTTTGCTGCATATGCTTCAAGTGCTGTTTGTTCAATAGAACTAGCATACATTAACTTTTTAAATAATGGGGGGTTTTTTGCTTGTTTTTCAGCATTGTCTATATCACTAACTGCTCCCATCCAACGACCAATATCACTTGTCATGCTTTCTAAATCACGACCTATAGCAAAACCTTGTTTTATAGTATCAAACGCTTTTGTGGCAATTCCTACTGCTGCTGTAATTGTTAATGGGTCCATCTAAATAGTCTTTCATCTTACTAATAAACCTATTAAAAGAACTATAGTTGTACCTGCAGTACCAATCATAATGTGTTCTATTCTTTTAATTCTTATTATAGTTTCTTTCCATCTTTCAGCACATACAGCTTCATGTGTATCTAACTCTGATTTTACTAATTGGGCTGTAACTTTTGCCATTATGCTAGGTCTCCAAATACTGTGCCATTACTATTAGATAAATCAGCATTGGTACGATTTGTACTGCTATCAACATAATAAGTTTCACACTTAACACTACCTGTTGCATAACTTGCATTATTATCTTGTGGTTCGTGATGTAGTCCAGAAGAAGTGCTACCTGCTATTTGTGCTGCTGTTCCTTGAAAACAATAATTTGCATTTCCCATACTATTAGTAAAATTATAAGTATAAATTCCTGCACCACCATCGGTAATACTGCCAGTATTTATTGAATCTAACGCAGCAGGTGTTGAAGCATCACCATCTAAATTAATCCACATTTTAGCTAAACCTTGTTGAAGATTAGTTGTTGCTCCTGTTGAACCACTTGATGTGACCCCTGCTTCACCATGTATAGTAGTAGAGCCACTTGTTATTAATCTTGCTAAATCAGATGCTTTACTCATGCTAAAACTCCACAAAGTTGCCAAGAATTTTCATCAAAATCTTCCACAGTGGCACTACCATTAGTTGCACTAATGTAAACACCA